GCTGATTTTACTCCTGGTAAATCTCTGTCATATAAAATATATATTTCATTAAATTTACTTTCAAGTTTTTCATATTGTGCTTCTGTTAAAAATAAATTCTCACTATTTGGAGCAATTGCAGTAATACCAAATTCATATAAAGACATTACATCTTTAAGTGATTTAGTTACTACAATAAATTCTCCTGATTTAGGTAACTGTTTAGCACCTTGAATCATAGTGGAACTCCAATTACTAAGAAATCTATAATTTCTTTTTGTTGGAAAATATATTCGCCATAGTTCATCTCCATCTGAATTTTCTCCACCGTAATAACCATAAATTGGTGTACTTTCGGTAGAGGAAGTAAAATAGACACCATTTAAAAAAACAGATTTTATAGAAAATACTTTAAACTTTTTAAGAGTTATTAAACTAATACCAAAATTATCCCACCATATTAATTCCTTTTCAGAAAATTCTTTAATTTCAACTTCAATTTTAGCTTTCTCTGTTTGCTTTAATTCATACCCAGTATAATCCATTTTTGGTGGATTTTTAGGTATTTTTTCAGTATCTATATATCCAAAATCATTAGCTATTATTCGCAAAGCTTTATAATAACTACATTGAAAAATATATTCTACACATCCTATAAAATCAAAATTTGGTCCAGCAAAATCCTTATATTGTAGATTACCTTTTTTGTCTTTATAAAAAGACGCAGTTGGAGTTTTATCTACTCTAATGATTGCTGGACTACAGAATAATCCTTTTTTGACAGGAACTCCCAAGTAATGTTCAAAGAACGTTTCTTGGGAGTATTTTGATAGTAAAAGTTCTTTTGTTATCTTTGGAGCTACGTCTAATGCATACATATTTATTAATTTTAAGCTTACAAAGATACAAAATTATTTTTATAAAATTGGCATATCGAATTGAATATTCACTCCACCTTCTTCAGAACTTTGTGAAGTTCCAGTTAATGCTGGTGCAGAATATGTTTTTGCAGCTGTTGGTTTAGCATTAGCTTCATTTTCAATTCTAGTTTTTTCATAAGCTGTAAAAGCTAATTTATTACCAACTTTAGTATTTCTCAATAATTTAATTTGAGTACTTACTCCTTTTCCTGCATCTAGTATTTGCATTACTAATTTTCTTAAACCATCCCAATCAGATGCACCTAAGTTAACAGTATTATCATCAATTTGTTTTGCTACTTTTGGATTAATTATATCAATAGCATGTTTAAATAACAACATAGTATTTTCAACTCCAGAAGTTTGTGCAATTTTCTTTTCCTCACCTGTAGATTTATCGGTGTACTTAGTTTCTGTACGAACGAAATCTTCTGGTCTTGGTTCAAAAATTGTGTGTTCATGAGCACCTAGCTCACTAGTAAATTTTAATTTCAGTACTTTATATACTGCATTTGCGTCTTTAACGCCTTTGATGTCTTGGCTCTCACAGCCCTCAAATGTTACATCATAAATATCATTTCCTACTAATCTTGGTTTTACGCTACTTTGTGAAGCGCCTGCTGTTGTTCCGAATGAAAAACTCATAATTTCTATAAATTACTTAAAGTTTGTATTTTAATTCATCTATTTCTGTAATTTCATCTGTATCAACTAATAATTCAGGCTCAGTTTCCTCTGCTTGTTCTATTATTTCTTCTAATGTTAAAGATTCTTCAACTGTTCCACCTGTAGTAGATACTAGTTTCCAAAGTCCTTCGACTTCTCCAAACGGAACAATTGTAAATTCTGTGCCACGTTCTGCTAGAACGGTGTTAGCTTTTCCTTTACATACTACCGTATTTGTTTTAGTTACTTTATTACCAGCTTCATCATCCTTACGGATAGTAGGAACCATTAATTTAGCTTTACCTTCTTTTTTCCATTCAAGAACAACTCTATCTTCATACTCTAATTCAAGATCAGCGATAGCTTTATTATTAAATATTAATTTATTTGGGTCTAAAGTAATTATAGCTTCACCAGCTAATTCCTCAATCACATCTGTTACTTTTTTTGTAGTTCTTGCTTTCTTTTCAGCACTACCAATAGTTTTAATATTCGTAACTTCTTCAGTCTCCGTATTAAAATCAAATGTTATAGATATTTGTTTAATCATTTCCGTTATATTCGTCTATCTTATCAAAGACATATTGTAAATCATTATCTATGTGTAACGTATCAAAACATCCCATAGGTGTTTTTGCTGTAGTTGTTCCATCAGAGTTTGTAATGAACTTATATTCAATAACACCATCATCATTTTTTACTTTAGCTGTAAACAACACATAAGTAAATAATCCTTCTACAGTAATCATATTATCGATCATTTTCGTTTTGATATAAATTTTTCTTGTTAAGGAATTACCTTACCTTTATATCCTTACAGTTTCCTGCAAGTCTAGACTATATCTTCATCTTTATATTTCCACACATATCCTGCAGATTTTTTAAATTTACCTTGACAACATCTCATTAGAGATGACCTATCAACTTTATAAAAATCTGCGGCTGTTGCTATAGAATTCCATTCTTGTATAAATACCATAGTTAAAGTATATTGATTAACAGGTCTCCCTTGTTTTTCAATTACTGTTTTTCTGATATTTTCAATATGTTCATCTGTCTTTATTTTACCTAAATGACTTTCTGATATTTGTTTTCTAACATCATCTGGTCTAGGTAAAAATAAAATTGAAATTTAGACATCCCCGTTTCAAAGAAAGAATAATTACTTCTTTCCCTTACTCTACACTCGTAGATAGTCGTTACACGCGCCCATAGGCTAAAATTTCCTATTGCTTGGCTCGGTATTCCCATCGTCATTATACGTTAAGGGTTCACCGAATTAGGGGTATTAGGGGCAAAATTACTTACCCAACGTTTTAATCTTATATGATGGATTTAACATGTCTCCCATATTTTCAGAGTGAGCTAATATAAAAACTTTTAAGTCTTCACGAGCACTCATAGATTCTTTCAATACTGAAAAGAAATGTTGTGCCATTTGAGTAAACTTTTCATCAATTGTGTTATTCTGCACCATTCGTGCAACTCTTTATATTTCTATAAAGTTCAGACTATATCTTAATTTTTATTTCTTTTTATTCCTTTTGGAATAGTTAAAGCTTCAATTGGATCCCATTTATGTTTAGATATACGATTATTAACTAATTCAAACTCCATATTATAAAATTCACACCATTGTTTAAGAGTTTTAGACTCTTCTCCAATAGTTATAAGTTTTTTAAATGGGTCTTTTTGAATAGCTTCTTCAAATGATAAACCACTTCTGTAAATTCGTTGGTAAAGAGTAGTATATTTAATACCAAATTCTTTAGCCCAATCTTTTAATACCATTGTTTTACCATCATAGGTAACAATATCATTAAAATCTTCTCTGTTTTTACTTTGTGTAGTTCTATCAGCCCAAATACAATTTTCTTTAGAATAATCTTTGAGATTATCAATTCTTTCTAAAGTAAATCCTTCTGGACAATTACCTAAATCTAAATAGAATGTTTCAAAAGAATTCATCCATTCAGGACAAACCTGAATATTATTCTCTTTATATTTTCCTTTTGTTGCCGATGGTGAATAACATCTAGATTTCATAGATTTCCATTGTGTATATTCCGGCATTTTGCTTTTTCCTTTAATTTTTTCCATATGCTATTTTGTTAAATTATAATTTACAAAGATAGCGAATAATTTTTATAAAAATCCTAACCGTTTCCAAAAAAGTTATTAATAACTTTAATGTACTCTCCTTCATGGAGATAGTCGTTGAACCTTTTTCCAAAATTTAATTTGGAAACTTGGATGCGGATTGACCAATTCTTTTTGATTTTACCATACCTTTCATCATTACTGAAAGCCATCATGTATATTACTATCATAATTTGGTTAAAAAGACTCTAAGGTTATTCCCGCAGTTAGATTAGTTTGGGCATGTTTGTTCACCCTTTTTCTGATGCTCTATCCATTGCTTCAAATGCCATTAAATATTGAGAATCATCAATAATAATTTGTTTGATATGTGGCATAGTTGCACTAACTACCTTTATAACTTGGCCTATCTTCTCGACATTGCTAGTATTATATAAATTACCTTCATATTTTTTTGTTTCAGGATTCATAACTAGAGGTTTATAATTTTTCTTATAATTTCTAATTGGAAGATTTTTTCCTGCAACATTTATAATAAATGTTATTGTTGGGTCTAAATTTCTTAAACTCGTTGATTTACCAGACCCTGATTCACCGACTATCGCGCCTAATTCTGCCATACTTAAAATTTAAATACATTTTTGTTTTGTATATCTGTATCAATTTTATCTGTTTTTGGTTTTAAGCTATCTAACGATAAATATGGTTCATAATCACCAATGTCTTCTGGTTTTGGTAGTTCGTTGAACATTCCAATCTCACCATAAAAGACTATACCTTTATTAACATCAGCCTGACCATATCTATTTTTCAAGATTTGACAAAGTCTAAATCTTTTCTTTAGGACATTTTGAATAGGATATCCTTCACACCTAGCAATTTTTTCCCTATAAGGATAATATAAAGCAATAACTACTTCAGAACCATCAGTTGTTATCCATGCTTTTAGCATTTCTATTCAACTGTTGGATAAATACTCCAGTCATTCCACATTTATTTCTAAAGTGAATAAAATACTTAGTAGTTATATCAATTTTTTCTTTTTTAGATCCAGGACCTCCCATTAAACCAACGTGATCCATAATTGCCACTTTATATCTTAAAGGGTCAGTATCTATATATTCTTCATGATGCTCATCAATTTCAACAAAGGTTCCAAAGTTTTTAAGCCACTCTTTACAAGTAGCATAAACACCATTTGGTGATAACGCTTTATCAAATATTGTTATATGAGATTGAAGATCGTATAGCCAATCACGTGACGCATAAATAAATTTTAATTGTTCATCTGTAATTGGTTTAGTTAAAGAAAGGATATCTTCATAAGTTATTACTTGATTATATTCATCGAATATATGTCTTGATAATAACTTAGCAAATAAAGTATCTGCCGACATCTCAAAAGAATAATATAATATAGATACATTTTTTTCTCCTCTATTTTTCAATAGATTATAAACAAACACATCTAATGCAAATGAAGTTTTACCTCCAGATGTATCTGCACCAATAGTATATAAATATTTTCTTTGTATTCCATAAAGTACTGAATCAATAGCAGGCATTCCTGTACTAATACCAATATTTCTTCCTAGTTTACCTTCTTCTATGTTGTTAAATAATTTGTCTACTCCCATTATAGTAACTCAGAATTATTATAACCATTAACGTTTCCGCTTCCTCTTATATATTCAATCTCAACCCATTTATGAGATGCAATGAATTCTAAAATAGAATAATTTATTAGATTATTTTCTTTACCAAATTCTAATGCTTCAATAACTCGTTCATGAGTTATACCTGCACTTTTTATTGCTTTAGCATAATATAAGCAAAATTCTTCAAAAGTAAATAAACCAGCTCTTGTAAAATTCTTAATTGAGCATAACTTTCCATTTATATTAATAAACGGAGGATATGTATCAAATAATTCTTTTCCCATATCATTAGATTCTCTAACATACATCTTTAAGAAATTCTTATTGAATGGTATGTTTTTATAATTTAATGATTCACCTTCACCAGGTATTTTAAAAGTAGCTAATATTACTTTTTTAGTTTGTAATGATTGAAGAACTTGTTTAAAAAGTTCTTTACCATTTGAT